AGCGCACGGGCACAAGCCACGCCAAGACGCGAGGCACCCAGATATTCCCGTTCCGGACTGCTCTGGCGGTCAACCTGCAACGCTTGGTCAATCAAGCCGTTCAGCTGTTCGGCAAAGGTGGGGCGGTGGTTAAAGTCCAGCATCAGAAGGGGCACTCCCGTTCCAGTTTCTCAACCAGCCGCTGTTGAAAGACGGTGACGATGACATCGACCATGGCCAAGATCTCCTCGCGGGAGTATTGGGCCAGTGGGCGCTCCATCCCTAGCCGGGCAACGTATTCGCCCAGGGCTGGCAGGGTTTCAGCAATGGCTTCTTTTTCAAGTTCGGTGGGGCGGTCCATCGGAACATTTCCTCGTAGTTTCATCTGATGGGCGTAGGCGTTTTGGCAGTGGCGGGAACAGAACCAGCGCATATGCTGGGCTTGCCGGGGGTCGGCGGCTTTCATCCATGGATTGATCCAGCCGAACCCCCGCGCTTCCCGTCCGCACACCGCACAGGTGTGGCGGTTCATGCCTCCCTCGCGGCCCGGTCCACCGCTTGGCGGATGGCGTAACGGTTGAAGTGGTAGGTCAGCAGCGACGACGCCTGATAGCGGGTCAGGTTGTAATCATGCCGGTACTCCTGCGGCAGCAGTTGCAGCTGCTTGTCAGTCGGTGCCTCTTTCAGCCAGCGTTTGGTCTTGTAGGCGGTGTTTTCGGTTTCGTAGGTGTTCAGCCAATCATCGGCAGCGGCGAGGCAAACCATCCGCTCACCTACGGCCAGCACTTGATGCCCGGCTTTGCTGATCCCACCCACGGCAACCCAACGCCCATCCTTCCAGAACACCCCAGCCCAGGCCTGGAATCCACCGGCCATATAGGCTTCCTCGTTGCGGAAGATATCGCACCAGAGGAAATTGGAGCGGTTGAGCAGATCCACTTCCGACATCACAAAGTCAGCCAGCTCTTCCGTCCCAAGGGGTTCAAACTGGTGGCCGCACAGCAAGCATTCCAACGCCGCTGCAGGCACTTCACCGCCGCAGTTGGGGCACTCCTTGTGGGGAGCGGCATGGGGGCCAGCCTCAGGGTTAGGTTTCTGCCCATCGAGATCCACACCTTCCTTCAACGAGCCGTGCATCAGCAGCGACGTCCCGAAATCCAGCACGATACAGTCGGTCTTGATGACACCTGGGTATTCCCGCGGGTCTACCGTGCGCAAACCGCGCCCGATCATCTGGATCATCGTTGACTTGTGGGAGCTGGGCCGCAGCAAGACCACGCAACTGGTGGGTGGGTAATCCCAGCCCTCGGTCAACACCGCCACGTTGACGATGACTTGCACGTCCCCGTTCTCATATCGGTCCAGCGTTGCTTTGCGCTCGGCTTCGCTTAGTTCACCGTGCACCATCGCAGCATTCACACCAGCCTCGCAGAAGGCCTGGGTCACACTTTGGGCGTGGCTCAGGGTCGAGCAGAACACCACCGTTTTGCGATCAGCCGCACGGCTCTGCCATTCCCGCACCACCGCTGCGTTGATGGGACTTTTATTCATGATCTTCTCGACCGCGGCCATATCGAAGTCGTCCATGCCGCGTTTGACCTGACGAAGTTCGCCTTGGGTTCCTACGTCGATGACGAACGGACGCGGCGGGACCAAGTGGCCGGAAGCGATGAGTTCGCTCACCTGAATCTGGTCCCCGATATTGGAGAAAATCGGGCGCAGCCCTTTGCCATCGCCGCGGTTAGGGGTGGCAGTCACCCCGAACAGCTGCAGGCGTGGGTTGAGGCTTTGGGCACGTTCAATCACCCGCCGATACCCGGCAGCCATCGCGTGGTGGGCTTCATCCACCACCAGCAAATCCAGGGTCGGTAAGCTGGCGAGATTGGTATCCCGGCTAAGGGTCTGCACCATCGCAAAGGTGGTGTGCCCTGCCCAGGATTTCTCGCCCGCATCTACCACCGAGGTGGTGAGGCCAGGATTCACCCGCTCGAACTTGGTGCGGTTCTGGCTGGTCAGCTCATCGCGGTGGGCCAGCACACAGGCTTTGGCATCCGGATGGCCAGCCAACTGGCCGACTACTGCGGAGAGCATGATGGTTTTCCCGGCTCCGGTGGGGGCAATCCCCAGCGTATTGCCGTGTTTCGTTAACGCGGCAGAGCAGCGGTCGACGAAGGTCTTTTGGCGCGGTCGCAGCATCATCGGCGTGCCCTCCTACTGCGCCCAGGTGGGGCGGTTAGTGGGGGCAGCTGGTGCAGCGGCGGCGGGTGCTGCGGTCGCCGTGGATGCCGGGGCTCCCCGCATGGCTGCGGCGTAGCCCTTGTGGTCCGGCGTGATGGCGGTCTTGATGACGTTCTTGTCCTGGCCGTTCTGGTCTTTCTCCAGATCCACCCGGGCCACAAACTCCAGCCCTTCCAAGTCGCCTAACCCGGCAATCCGGCGAGCGGCTTGGGCGGCAGGTGAGCTGTCGTTATTCCCAAAGCCACGGGCGGAATTCAGGATGCCCTTGATGAACGAGCGCCCCATGTTGCCCCAGTCGGGTCCCTTGGCGCTGTACAGGCCAATCAGGCTCCACACCTTGCGGCGGGCGAACGGGCCTTCCATCACCGTGAACTCGCAGTTCAGGTACACTGCACCACTGGTATCGCTGCGGGTGGCATAGCCGCCGCTCCAGCCCTGGGCAGGATCGTTGTAGCCACCGGGCTTAATGGTCAGGCGCACTTTCACCAGCGTGCCTTTGGGGATGAGGTCGTAGTCGTTTTGCTCTTCAGCGGTATTGAAATCGGTCCATCTCATTGGCCGTCTCCTTGCTTATCGGTGGGGGATTGAGTGGTGGTAGCGGGTGCAGCGGTGCCGAACACCAGACGCTCATGCGCTGGCTTGCCGGGGCCTTTGATCTTCGCCATCAGCCGCCCCAGATGGGGTTCTTCCAACAGATCCAGCCGACCGGAACGGTCTTTGGCCGGATAGCCGTAGGGGTTGATGGTGTGATTCACAAAGGCGCGGAAGGCGCTGCCGTCATCGGCCTTGATCTCGGCCATGGTGACCACTTGGTCGACGATGCCGGGAAGCTCAAGGCCGGTTTTGCTGCCCTCAATCTGCGGCACGAACACCTTGCGGTTGAAGTCATCCAGCCGCTCATCGAGAATCCCGACGAACCAGATGTTTTTGCCGCGGGTGTGCTGCAGGTGAGTCAGCCAGCCGATCATCTCTTGGCCATGCAGGCCATAGGCTCCACGGCTATCAGGCTTACCGGTGCGCTCGCTGAACGCCTGGGGCTGGCCTTTGCACCACTGGAAGCAGAGGCGCCCGGCCACGGTGATGCTGTCCACAAACACGGTCTCGTATTTGTCGAGTGCCTTGGGGTCGCCGTAGCGCTCGCACACCGCGTCGAAGTGGGCCTGGCTGTAAACCTGATCCTCGCGCAAGGCGGGGTTGGAGCCACCGATGAACACCGCGAGGTCCCGGCATTCTTGCCAGGTGCGGGGCCGCAGGGTGTCGCCCTTCCAGCCCTCAATCGCCAGGTCACCAGCTTCAAGGTCCAGAAACAAGGTACTCTCTTCGGGCAAGGTCCACAGCAGCGAGGTTTTACCGATGCCGGATTTGCCGAAGATCACGCCCTTGACGCCCCGGCGTTCCGCCAACCGCTGGTCGGCACTGATGATGGGGAGGCCGCTCATTGCTCACCCCCAGGTGCAGGCACCAGCTTAGGTTTGCGGTTACGGCGGCGATCAATCACGCCGCGCAGCCAGTCGCGGGCCATTTTGGCTTGCTGCAGCTGCTTTTCGGCTTCGGCCAGCAGGGCGTGCAGGTCCTCAGGCGGCAGGTCGGCCAATTCAGCAAACGGCATGCGGGCCATTTGCTCCAGGGTGATGCGGCTATTGGTCATAGCGCACCTCCGCAGGCTTGGCGGGCGCTGCCACTTGAGTGGTGCTGGTGCGCAGGTTGGCGACTTCAAACGCCTCCACATCCTCCAGCCGGTAGGCCACATGGCCGCCGATTTTCACAAAGGCTGGGCCTTCACCCAACCACCGCCAGCGCTCCAGCGTACGGGGAGAGATTCCCCATCGCCGCGCCAGCTCAGTCTGATTCAGAAAGACTGGTTGCATTGCGTGCTCCTTTCATTCGTTGACGCACGCAGAGGCTCGCAACCGGCTGGGGAGGAGGTATGGAGGGATTGGGGAGGAGAAACGGGAGGAAACGGAAAGGCAGGAAAACAAAAAGGCCACCGCGCAGGTGGCCGAACAGATGGGGGGTTAAGGCCTTAAACGGCAAAAGCCGCGAGGGTTGCCGTATTCAATCAGCTCTAACCAAGTCGGATGGCCTTTAAAGAATTTAGAAATGCCTGTGCTTTGGTTTTCGTTTAAACGGCGTAGCATTTGTTGGGTATTTTGGCTGGGGTTACCCGCCTGATGGGCCTCATACAGCGCTTTAACAATTTTGCTTTGGGCACTGCCTG